AAAGCGCAATAATTAACGGCTCGCGAATTATGATAGTATGCGACCGTAAGGAGTTAATTAGCCAAGCACACGACAATTTAATTAGGCTTGGACTTAATCCGACAATTATAGCGCCCGGCTACCCTCAGCACCTTAATAACTGTTACCTCGCAAGCGTTGACACTCTAAGGAGGAGAGAACTCCCGGAGGTTGACGTTATAATTATCGACGAGGCCCATAAACAAACATTTGATAAATTAATTACAAGGTATAAGGAAAGCGGAGCGGACCCCTTTATTATTGGAGCCACGGCGACACCTTTAAGGACCGGAGGACAAAACTCTTTACACGAATTTTACGACGCAATAACAGAGCCGACGACTATCGAGGAGCTCCTCGAAACGGGGTTTTTAGTCCCTTGCAAAACCTTTGCGGCTAAAGTGGATTTTACCAACGTAAAAACAACCGGAAACGACTATAACAACGGGGCACTTTTTAAGGAGTTCGATAAGTCAAGGCTTTACGACGGGTTACTCGATCAATTCGAGAAATTCGCCAAGGATAAAAAAACCCTTATTTTTAACGTAAACGTCGAGCACTCACTTAAAACCGTTGATAAACTAAGGGCCGCGGGTTACTCTTGCGAGCACGTAGACGGCAAAACGCCCGCCTTACAACGTCGGAAAATATTAGAGGACTTTAGCGCCGGAAAGTTCCAAGTATTAAGTAATTGCAGCGTATTAACAACGGGTTACGACGAGCCAAGTATTGAGGCGATAATCGTAAACCGAGCGACTAAAAGCCTCCCGTTATGGCTTCAAATGGCCGGAAGAGGCTCCCGTTTATACGACAATAAGCCGTTTTTTACCCTCATTGATATGGGCGCAAATTGTTACGAGCACGGCCTTTGGGACGACTCGAGAAAATGGGAACTAATTAAACAGAGGAGGAGCTCCTCCGGAGTGGCCCCGGTTAAACTTTGCGAAAAATGCGAGGCAATGAACCACGCGAGCGCCAAAGTTTGTAAAGAATGCGGCGAGCCTTTTAAGATCAAAAAAAAGCCCCTTTTAAAATCCGAGTTTATAGAAGTAAAAAGCAGCCGAGGAGGGAAAAAAGTTTTTAACACGGCCGGGAAAACTAAGGAGGAACTTAAAAAATACGCCGCTTTAATGGGCTACAAACCCGCTTGGGTTTATATTCAGTTAAAAAACCAAAAAAATAAATTACAAAAAACATAAAATTTAAAGTATATTTAAAACCCCAAAAAAAACAACCTTAAAAAAATGAAAATTAGCTATTTTAAAAAAATCTTTGATAATACACCGGAGAGAGAAAGCTCCGTTATTGAGTTCCTTAACAATGTAAAGCACGGGACTTGGTCCGAGCTTATCCGACCAATTAACGCGGAGGAGGACAAGAAAAAAAGGAAAAAATTAAAAGAGAATACACTCCCTTATGTTACAATAAGCGGAGAGTTTAAAAAGAGGGTAAAAGCTGAGTTAAAAACTCACTCCGGTTTTTTGTGTTTAGATATTGACGACTCGAGCGACCTCGCGAGAGATTGGCAAAACATAACTAACGACCGCTTTACCTATGGGGCTTTTCGGTCCGCTTCCGGGCTTGGAATTGCCGTAATTGTAAAAATAGACCCCTCCAAACATTTAGAGAGCTTTCTATCTTTAGAAACTTACTACTTAGAGAACTTTCAAATTATATTAGATAAGAGTTGCAAAGACGTAACCCGGCCCCGGTTTGTATCTTACGACCCTCAGACCTTTATAAACGAGAAAGCGCCACTTTTTAAGGCTATTGTTAAGAAAAAAACGCCAATAAATAAACTTCCGCAGATAATAACGGGAGAGTCGGACCTTGATTTTATTATCGAGCAGATTAACGCCTCCGGGGTTGACTTAACGCGGGGGTCTTATGAAATATGGCTCGAAATAGGTTTTGCAATAGCCTCAGAGCTTGGCGAGAGTGGGCGGTCTTATTATCACTCAATAAGCCGTTTCAATGAAAAATACGCGGCGGATATTTGCGACAAACAATATAATCACTGTATTAAAAGCGGAGGGTCCGGGGTTAAAATAGCAACTTTATTTTATCACGCTAAGGAGGCTAACCTCAACCTCGTAAGTCCAAAAACTAAGCATATTGTCGCCGTAGCTAACCAAGGGAAGAGAGGAGGACGGACAAAAGAGGACGTTTTAAAACTCCTCAATCAAGTTAACGACATAAAAGGAAAGGACCCGGAGGCAATAGTCGAGAAAGTTTTTAACTCAAGCGTCGAGCTTAAACTTACGGAGGACCTTACACCGCTCGAAAAATTGGAGCTTTTTATTAAAAATAACTATAACCTTAAAAGGAATAATATAACGCGATATATTGAAAACAACGGCCAAGAGGTCGACACGGTTTTCAGTAACTCGGTTTTTTTTCAAGTTAAAAGGATTGTATCGGATAAAATTCCGGTCGATACCGTGGAGCGGTTAATTGCTTCCGATTTTGTTGAGGACTATAACCCTTTAATTGAGTTTTTAGAAAATAACGCCCATAACAGACCCGAGGGACTTATCGACAAGCTCGCGCAATGTATCGACACCGATACCGGGGTAAAAGTTTACGACGTGGACCCGGATTATAAATTTTTATTTATCCGCAAATGGTTTGTTGGTATTGTTGCGAGTATTTTCGGAGAGCACTCCCCTCTGTTATTGGTTTTAACCGGAGGACAAAACACGGGGAAAACGGAATTTTTTAGGAGGCTCCTCCCGGAAGAGTTTAAGCCTTATTACGCAGAGAGCAAGCTCGACGCCGGAAAGGACGACGAAATCCTTATGTGCCAAAAGCTTTTAATAATGGACGATGAGCTCGGCGGAAAGTCTAAGCAAGAGGCCAAGAGGTTAAAAGAGTTAACAAGTAAGGACGAGTTTACACTCCGGGAGCCTTACGGCCGTAAAAATGTACGTTTAAAGCGTTTGGCGGTCCTATGCGGAACCTCTAACGACGAACTCGTTTTAAATGATCCAACCGGAAACCGTCGGATTATACCGATAAACGTATTAAAAATTAATCACGAGCTTTACAACTCAATTAATAAAAAGGATTTAATACTTGAAGCTTACCACTTATTTAAAAGCGGTTACGATTATAGGCTTAACGCTGACGACGTTAAAAAACTTAATAATAATACTATTGAGTTCGAACAAGTTAGGCACGAGGCCGAACTTATAAGCCTTTATTATATTCGACCGGAATATGCAACGGGGATTAATACGGTTGAACTTTTTACGGCGACAGAGATAAAGGCAAAGATTGAAGAGAGTAGCGGCCAAAAGTTGAGCCAATGGAAAATAGGCCAGGAGTTAAAAGCGCTTGGTTTTGAGCAAGAGGTCCGCAAAATGTTTGGAAAAACGCAAAGATTATACAAAGTTGTTTGTCTTACTCCGGAAGAAATGGCCGGGGAAAAATACAAAAATGAGGCTAAGGAATACCCTCCGAGTGGTTTAGCTTTTTAAAAAATATGTTTTTTTATGGGGTAAAAGTCGGCTTTTTTATGGGTCGGCTTTTTTTTTGCTTTTTAAGTAGGTTACACTCTTTTATGTAAAAGGTTGAAAATAAGTAATTTATAAACTCTGTGTAATTACAGAGTGAGTCTGTAACTTTTAGAAAGGTAACAGAGTGAGTCTGTTATTAGCCTCAAAACTAAACATTTAACTTTTTAAACTCACTCTGTAACCTGTAACTTATTAAAAAGTATAAAACATTTTTATTTTTTAATATTTTACGTTTTTATTTTTTTTTTCGTTTTGTTGTAGGGTATTATAGAGGAAAAATGCGAGTTCTGTAACCTTAGAAAAGTTACGGAGTGGCTAGAGCCTTACGGGGGTTGACGGTTACACTCTTTTAACACCGTTTTTAGAAAAGTTACGGAAGTGCTTTTTTGGTTACACTCTTTTTATTAACTTCGTAACCAAAAACTTTAAAAAATGCAGCAAAAAAACAAATTAATTGAGAAACTACTCACAAAGCACGAGATTACGACCTCCGACTTATTAATCTATTTACTCCAAAAAGATAATAAAACACTAACAGAGGCAAAAAGAAAGCTAAAAACGGAAAGCCACGAAAGGGAGGAGCAAAAAAAGGAGGCCCTTAAAATATTAAAAGACGTTGAGAAAGTTTTTAATAATGGGATTGGAGTAACAAACGCCCAAGTATTAAAAGCCTTAAAAAATAAATACCCAAGACTTACGAGCCATAAATTGGGGACCATATTATTAACAAAATACGAGCAAAGCCTTTGCAAAGTGAACGGGAAAACATCGCGCGTTTATTTTATATCTTAATTTTTTTTATATTTAAGACTATGGCAAAAAAGAGCGAGGCAAAAATCCAAAGCGAGGTTATAAAATGGTTTTGGAATGAGTTTAAAGAGTTTAGGGGGCTACTATATCACAACTTTAGCAACCCAAGAAACGCAATAAACGGCGCCCAACTTTTATCTCTTGGATTAATTAAAGGAAACCCGGACCTTACGCTTGCAATACCTCGGGGGGGTTATGGAGCTTTATATTTAGAGCTTAAAATTCCCGGACAAAAACCAAGAGAGGACCAAGTTAAACAGATCAACCGATTAAAAGCCGCGGGTAATTTGGTCGAGTGGGCGGATAGCTCGGAGGAGGCTAAGGAAATTATTTTAAATTATATAAAATTATGAGCAACAAATTAACAGATAAACAAAAATTTTTTTGTAAGGAGTATATAAAAGACTTTAACGCAACAAGAGCGGCCAAGGCTTCCGGGTACTCAGAAAAAACGGCCGGGCGTATAGGTGGCGAGAACCTACAAAAACTTGAAATTCAAAAAGAAATTGAAAAATTAATGAGTAAAAGGATAGAAAGGACCGAAATAAGCGCCGACCGAGTAGTTAAGGAGCTCGCAAAAATAGGATTTTCGGACGAGTTTAATATCGAGGGCTTCGAGCGTTTAGATATGAAAGATAAAATTAAAGCGATTGAGTTATTAGGGCGCCACGTTGGAGCTTTTAACAATGACGAGAGCGGAAAGTCTACAATTAAGGTAACAATCGGAAAGCCTAAAAAATGAGTATAAACTTAGAGCTCCCATATTTTGAGGAGACAGTTAACGAGCCTTTTAGTGGCCTTTACGAGAACGACGCGAGGCTTATTTTACTTTGGGGAGGTCGAGGCTCCGGCAAGACTCACGCGGCCGTTATGTTGATTATTTACAGAATGTTAACGGCTGACTATTTTAAAGGTATTTTAGTCCGGAAAGTTTACGACACTATTAAGGAGAGCCAATACGATAGTATTAAACAAACTATCGACGACCTCGGGCTTTCCTCTTTGTTTTCTTTTAAAGTTTCGCCCCTTTCAATAACTTGTTTGAATGGTAATAGATTAATCGCCCGGGGATTGGATAAGGCCGAGAAAATTAAGTCAATAAAAGACCCCTCGTTTATATGGTACGAGGAGGGCAACGAGATCACGGAGGACGACTTTAACACGGTTTCGACTACCGTAAGGGCCAACAAGGCGGACTATTTACAAGAGATTTTTAGCTTTAACCCGGAAAGCGACGAGCCGGATTTTTCCGATTTTTGGATTTATAAGCGCTTTTTTGCTCACACGGTCGAGAAAACTTTTAAGAATATTGTTGAGGTTGAGACCCCGGACGGCGTAGTCCCTTACTCAATTACTTCAATACATAGCACGTATAGAGATAACCCGCACCTCCCGAGCTCCCTCGCAGCAACTTACGAGGACTTTAAAAGGACGTCGCCTTATTATTATGGGGTTTATACCTTGGGCCAATGGGGTAATAAGGAGGTCGGCAATAGATTTTATAAAACCTTTTCAATGGACTTCGTTAAGCCCTTAGAGTATAACGAGGCGCTCCCGCTGCATATCTCTTTAGATGAGAACGTTAACCCTTACCTTACTTTAACGATACACCAAGCGGAGCGAGTGGACGAGGTTATGGAGGTCCGGCAAATTGGCGAAATTTGTCTAAAAAGCCCACGGAATACACTCCGGGCGACTTGCGACGAGTTTAAAAAAATGTTCAGAGGCCACACGGAAAGCCTTTTTATTTATGGGGATAGGACCAGCAAAAAGCAAGATACTAAGCTCGAAAAGGGCGAGAACTTTTTTACACTTGCAGTTAATTACCTTAAAGAGTTTAATCCCGTGTTAAGGCTCCCGAGTCGTAACCCAGGAGTTAAAAGCCGGGGCGAGTTTATTAACGAAATTTTTGCCGGCAATGTACCGGAGGCGAGTATCTTAATAGGCTCGGAATGTAATAACACGGTCGCCGACTATCTTTATTTAAAAGAGGACGCGGACGGCTTAAA